CATGAGCCGTAACGAAGTTGAGATAGACCTTAACAAATTTATGGCAATGGTTTCAGAGATTGGAGAGTTAAAACAAACCATAATGGAAATGGAAAATGAGAGAGAACCTGAAAACCCATATCAAAGATGGATATGGCTATCAAATATGATAGATGCTTGGAGAATATTCCCAAGAGCATTTTTATCAGTATACATTTTCTTGCTTTATTATGCAACAATGTGGTTCATGGATTTACCAGACCCCACATTAGAACAGTCTGGATTGATTTCAGTTATAGTTGGAGCAGGCGCAGCTTGGTTCGGTTTATATGCTGGAACGGCTAAAGACAAAATAAATAGTAAATAAATGAAATCAAAAAAGGTATTACAAGTAGTAAACCTTTCACCTAGCGAGAGTATAGTGGAAAAAGTAGTAGAAGTTCACCCAATGAAACAGATAGCAATTATGTCAGTAGTGCAAGTATTTATGCTTGCATTCATGGGTGCTTCTATGCTACTAATAGGCTATTTCTTTTCGTGAATTAAGGAGAAAAAATGGTAGAAACACCTACAGAAGATGGAGGCCCTTGGTCAGTAGTAATATATGGTAAAGAACAATGCCCGTATTGTGATATGGCAAAGAGGCTAGCACACCAAAAGGGATTAAAATATACTTACAAACAGCTTGGTATAGATTATGAACTTCATCATTTACTCGAAAGAGTACCCACCGCCAGAACATTTCCACAAATATTTATTAACGATAAATCCGTTGGTGGATATACTGAGTTCTCAGATATCGTAAAATAATACTTGACACCGCCCTCAAAATTTAGTATAATATCATTATGAATATTTTTATATTAGACGAAGATATAGACAAGTGCGCAGAAGCTCATGTTGACCGCCATGTTATCAAAATGATACTGGAGTCAGCACAGATGCTTTGTACAGCACATTGGATTAACAAGTATGTCGGCGACATACCAAGAAAACTAGAATCAGATGAATGGAACGCAGTTAAAGAACAAAAACAAAATGAGCCAAGGGATTTTCCTTATCTTCCTACTATGCACAATCACCCTTGTAGCATATGGGTACGCGAAAGTCTCGACAACTATGAATGGCTCTACTGTCTGGCACTCGCCCTTGACGAAGAATACGGAGTTAGATACGGAAAATCGCATAAATCAGTGCGTGACTGCATACTATTACTACCCGACATCAGTATACCAAGGCGTGGACTTACACCATTTGCACAAGCTATGCCTGACTCGCTTAAAGGAGACAACGCAGTCGAAGCCTACAGAAAGTTCTACCACAAAGACAAAGCAACCTTCGCCAGTTGGAAAGTAAGGGGCAAGCCTAGTTGGTGGAATGAAGAGTACGCCGACTATGAACAAAGGATAACAAGATAATGGACAACCCATTTACACTAGCAATGACAGGAGCAGGAACTATAATAGGATTCTTCTATTTAGTTATATACCCTGATTTAGAATACACAGGTGGCAAAAGTAATAGCTCTTGCACAGGTGAATGCTACGCAGAGTATGTAAAAATGTGGGGCACACCTGCTGAAATGGAGCAAAGAAAACAAGCTCTTGCAGCAGGCGACCAGTTCAGTAGTATCAGAAGTTTATGGGCAGGCTGTGCAGCTTGTCATGGGAACGAGGGACAAGGTATGGCAGTTTTCCCAGCACTAGCTGGAAAAGACAAAGATTACATAGTAGGTAGACTAAATACTTATAAGAACAGAGGTGAAGTAGGTAGTATGTCATCTACAATGTGGGGACAAGCAGCCATGTTATCAGATGCAGAAATAGATACTATTGGAGAGTTTGTACAGGCAGGATTTCCAAAATGAGATTACTAGAACATACTTATGATTCTCACGCAGGATATCCATTTGCTAGAATATTCTCAGAAAGACCATATGGATATAAAAGATATATAGTGGTATATCAAGATGGCAGACAGTCTATGTATTCAAGCTTTTGGTATAAATTATCAGACATACAAAACATAGTGGAGGAAGAAATTGACAGAACAAAAATTTAATGACTACGCGAGATTCGTAGACATGACAACATCAGTAGCAAGTAAAAATACTGACAAATTACAAGATAGATTAGGGTGTCTAACAGGAGTAACTAGCCACAAGGGCGATGGTTCCGAAAGACACGAAGAAATGCAAGTAGCAAGATTAATGACTTCAGTTATCGGAATGATGGCTGAGAGTGGAGAGTTTGCAGAAGTAGTAAAGAAAAAAATATTTCAAGCAGACACACAGTTTACAGATGATGAGATATTTCACATGAAAAGAGAACTAGGAGATGTTCTATGGTATTGGACACAAGGTTGTATAGCCTTGGGGTTTACACCACATGAAGTTATGGACGAAAACATCAGAAAACTAGAAAAAAGATATCCCAATGGCTTCGAAGTCATTCGCTCAGAAGTGAGAGCAGATGGGGATATTTAGTAGTAAAACGGAAACACTACTTGGAAACAAAAAAGCTAAGTATAAATTCAATGAAGATAAAGTTTTGCAAACTGTAAAACTCTACATTGATTCAACATACAAACAACATTACAGCACAGATAAAATACAAGCAACTGAGTTTATTATAGACTCAGGGCATGGAGAAGGATTCTGTCTAGGAAATGTAATAAAGTATGCAAAAAGATATGGGAAAAAACAAGGCAAAAATGAACAAGACTTATTAAAGATTATTCATTATGCAATTATATTATTAGGCACAGATGAGACAAACTAGAAAACGAGAACATGAAAAACTAGATGAGGCTAATCTCAACAGAGTAATTGAACTATTGGAAGGCGAGCAGCCGATAACAAAAAAGGTTGCCTGTGAGATGCTAAATATTAGTTATAATACAACAAGGTTAGGTAGTATCATAGCTGAGCATAAAGATATAATAGAGTATAGAGCTACTCGGAAAGCTCAGAACAGAGGTAAGAGAGCTACAGACCTAGAGAAAAGAGACGCAATAGAAAGATACCTAGATGGACAAACAGTCTCAGAAATAGCAAAAGGGTTATTTAGGTCTACTACCTTTGTTCGCAACTTAATTGACAATGTTGGCGTGCCTCAAAAGATTACAAAATCTGAGATGTCAGTATATCGTCATAGAACTCCAATACTACCAGAACAATGTGTAGCAGAAGAGTTTGACATAGATGAAAGAGTATGGTCCGCCAAATACAATACTATAGCTATCATCAAGAAGCATTGCACAGAGCATGCTACAAATTATGAAAAAACATACGACTCAAAAATGTATCAAATATTTGTTATTACTATGACAGACTTTGATACAAAATACTTTGGGTGGCAAAAGATTGGCGGATTTTGGTCACATGCACTTGCTTATGACTTAGGTAGTTTACGACATTTAAAAGAATACGGAATAGACATCTATAAATAAGGAGAAAGCAATGGACGTACTACAAATTGTAGCTGCGTTTTGGTTGTCAACTTGGCTTATGCTAATGCTTAGAACATTTGGTATAATTCGTAGATTAGTTGATACTTACGAAATAGCTTTGCTACAAAAATATAGGAGTTTACACTTTATAATATTAAGTTTTTTATATTTGGTGGTGGCACCTGCTTTATGGCAGGTAATAGTGTCAGACTATAAAAGAAAGAAGTTTATATTGGGATATGTAAACGCATTAAAGGAAAGAAAATGAATTATTTATTAGACGCATTATGCAAAAAACTAGAGGGAGAAATAGCTGTAGCACACGCTAATATAAAAACATACGAGCGAAACTCAATAGGTATAGGGGAACACCCTGAGCTCGTACAAGCAATCGAAACCCAAGTAGAGATTATAGCACACGCAGAAGATAAACTCAATGTGATTCGTAATCATTTTGGTTGAGGTATCGAAAAATAGTTCTTGACTCGGCACTTATAATATTGTATAATATTTATTATGAGTGATAGATTTTACCAACAAATGAGAGAAAAAACAGGGTGGTGCCCAGGCATGCCTGAATCTCTCAAAAACAATAGGAGAAGACGCATGGCATGGACAGATGAATCCAAAGCACAAGCAGTTGAAATGTATACAGACGCAGAACCAACTCCAGAAACAAGTATGGAGATTGTAAAGG